ATTGGATCGCCCACGCTCCCGGAATCATCCTGTGCGTTTGGCCTAGCATCGACCAGGTGCGCCGGAACAGCCGCATCAGGATCGAACCGCTGATTGATGGCACGCCGGCCTTGCGCGCCAAAATCGCGCCCGCACGGTCGAAAGACCCGGGGAACACCGTCATGCAGAAAGAATTCCCAGGCGGCGCGCTTGTCATGACGGGCGCGAACAGCGCCGCCGGCTTGCGCTCGCTGCCGGCGCGCTATCTCGTCCTCGACGAGGTCGACGCCTTTCCGGCAGACGCTGACGGCGAGGGCGATCCCGTCGCCTTGGCAATCCAGCGCACCGTCACCTTCCGCGGCCGGCGCAAGATCCTGATGATCTCAACCCCGACCTTCGCCGGCGCGTCGCGGATCGAGACGGCTTTCGGGGAAAGCGACCAAAGGCGGTTCTTCGTCCGTTGCCCCCATTGCGGCCATGCGCAGGTCATCGCCTGGTCGTCGATCCAATGGCCAGAAGGGCGACCTCGCGATGCGTACATGGTCTGTGGGGCGAATGGCTGCGTCATCGAGGAACGCGACAAGTCGAAGATGCTGAGCGCCGGCGAGTGGCGCGCGACCGCCGGCGGCGACGGGAGAACCGCCGGCTTCCACCTGAGCGCCCTCTATTCGCCATTCGAATCGTGGGGAGACATCGCCAGCGAATTCCTGACCGTGCGCCGCGATTCGCTCCGGCTGCAACCTTGGACGAACACAAAACTCGGCGAGCCATTCGAGGACCGCGAGAAAGTGGATGGATAATTGAACTCGGGCTGCTTGCCCAAAACGCCCCAACTTTTGTGAAACTTCCGCGCGAGATCTTCACTGATCCAACGCGCGACATACCAACCTTTGTATATTCCGTGAGGCCCAGTCTGGCCTTCGTCGCCTACGACCGTCAGGTGAAAAAGTCGGGTCTCATCAAACCAGCGCACCGATTCGCGAATGTTCGCATGTACGTTGGCTGTTTTGGCGGCGATGTGCGCGTCGCGGTAGTCGATGGCGCTGAACGACCCGTCCTCATCATCGATTTCCAGAATGAAGGTCTCAGCTTCAACCAACTCGAAATATCTCCTCATTCTGATTCTCCTACAGCCTTCAAGAGCCGCACCTTAACGGCCGTCGCGCCATTCGCCTCAAGACGCCGAAGCGTCTGCTGTGGACAGGATCGGAAATAGGGAACGACGCACTTGCATCGAATCGTAAAATACGATACAAGTGCATCACTATGGAGCAGACCCTAACAGCATCCGAAGTCTGTAAAGCCGCGTGCTGTCCCGCCAGCACGTTGCGCGCCTGGCGAAACCGCAACGGGCTTTTTGAGGGACAGCACGCGATCGGCGAAGGTTGGACCCGCTTCGACTTAGCCGAGGCGATCGGCGTTCGCCTAGTCGTCATCCTCACGCAACGCGGTTTTGCGACTCAACCTGCGATCAATCTGGTCAACAACATGCGCCCCTTGCTGGTCCATGCATGTCATGGTGCGGCTTGGTGGGTCGGGGTGGGCCGAGCCGAGGATGGTGAAACGCTCGAATATCGCGAGCTGACAGAAACCGGAACGATCCTGGACAACCTGAATTGGTTTCACGGTTCGGTTGTCACCGCCATTCACCTCGGCGCGGTCGCCGAGGAAGTGTTATTTTCAATTCAAGGCCAGCGCGGACTCGACCAAACGGAGGACCGCTGAAATGGCCCTCGGTCGGCTCGTCGGCATGTTCAATCGCGCCCTCCGCGGCCTTAGCTCGCCTTTTGCCGATCGGCCCGTGACGCGGTCGCTTGGCTACGACGGCGCTGGCGGCGGGCGGCGTTTGCGCCATGCCGGCGAGATGCCTCTCCCGCTGGCCGCACAGATCGCCGGGCGCATGCCCTTGGCGCGCCGCGCGCGATACCTGGTCGGCTCCAATGGCTTCGCAGCCGCCGGCGCCGCGGCTTGGGAATCGGCCCTTGTCGGCTCCGGCATCAAGCCGCAATCAGCGCACCCGGTCCCCGAGATCCGGACTCGCATCAACGCCGCTTTCAACGAGTGGACCCGCCGCGCCGACGCAGACGGTTTGCTCGATTTTTATGGTTTGCAGGCGCTCGCCGCGCGGCGGCTCGTGACCGACGGCGAAGTGTTCTCGGTCTTCACACATGCCGACGACGAGCTGCGTCTGCGCATGCTCGACGGCGAGCAAGTCAACGGGGCCTATCACGCTGAGCTCGCCTATGGTTCGCGCGTGGTCGCCGGCATTGAGTTCGACGTGAATGGCCGCCGGACGGCGATCCACGCCTGGAAGCAACGGCCAGGGCTTCCCGTCGCGATTACGCTTGAGCTCATACGCATTCCGATCGACGACGTTTGCCAAATTTTCAAACCCGAGACGCCGGGGCAAGTGCGCGGGGTGAGCTGGTTTGCGCCCGTGTTGCTGCGGCTGGTCGACCTCGACAGCGCGCACGACGCCCAATTGATGCGCCAAAAGGTCGCAGCGCTGATGGCGGGTTTCATCACCTCGCCGGATAACGGCGCGGCCGGCTTCGAAGGGCGCCAGAAGAAGATGGCGCGCTCGAGAGCGGCCTTGAGCCCGGAACGTTGAAGGTCCTTCGCCCCGGACAAGATATTCGTTTTAGTGATCCTGCCCGCGTCGGGCGAGAGGTCATCGAGTTCCTGGAGATCACCGCCGCCGAAGTCGCGGCCGGCCTTGGCGTGCCCTATGAGCAACTCACGACCGATCTGCGCCGCGTAAATTATTCGAGCATCCGCGCCGGCCTGGTCGAATTCCGTCGCCGCGTCGAGGCGATCCAGTTCAACGTGATCGTTCACCAGTTTTGCGACCCTGTTTGGCGTCGCTTTATCACCACGGAAATCCTCGCCGGCCGCCTCGATGCGCCGGGCTTCGAACGTGATCCTGAACCCTATCTGTCGGCAAATTGGCTGCCGCCCAAGACGCACTGGGTCGACCCGTTGAAGGACGCCGAGGGCGAGGTCGTCGCGATCGAGGCGGGCTTGATGTCGCGCCGCCAGGCGGTCGCCGCGCGCGGCTATGATCTCGAGGCGCTTGTACGCGCAGATCGCCGCTCGCGCCCGCTTCATGGAATGCGGAGGACTGGACCTTCGACTTGGTCTTGTCCACGGGCGCGCCCGTCGAACGCTACGACGCCCGCGGCGCCTATCTCGAATTGCTCGCGGTCGACGGCGCGACGTTTCCCGCGACGCTTCCGCTTCTCGACTCGCATGCTCGCGACAGCCTCGACGCCAAGCTCGGTACTGTCGACAGCATCAGCGTCGCCGGAGGGAAGCTTGCCGGACGCGCGCGGCTCAGCCGCCACAATCCCCGATCGCAGCGCATCGCCGCAGAACTCAGCGACGGTCAGACCTTCGGCGTCTCGATCGGCTATCGCGTTGAAAAATGGGCCGAACGCCAGAGCGCGAACAAGCAGCGAGAGAAGGTCGCAGTCGTTTTCAGCATCATCGAGGCAAGCCTCGTCATCATCCCCGCCGACTCAAACACAGGAATTCGAACAATGACCCTCGAAACGCAAGAAACCAACGAGCCGGCCGTCGTGGATCGCGCCGCCGTCAATACAGAGATCCGCTCCATCGCCAAGGTCGCCAAGCTCGATCAGGTGTGGATCGATGGCCAGATTGACGCCGCCGCCACCGTCGAGACGGCCCGCGCAGCGGCGTTTGAAGCAATGCGCACCCGCTCCCAGGCGGGCGCTGGTTTGCGCACGCAAGCGACCGTCGGGACGGATTACACGGATCCCGAGTTTCGCGCCCGGACGATCGGCGAGGCGCTGTTCGCCCGCGTCACGCCGAGTCATACGCCGAGCGACGCGGCGCGACCCTATGTGGGCCTAACAATTCCCGATGTCGCCCGCGACTGCCTGCGAAACCGGGGCCTTTCGACGATGGGGCTTTCCGCCTCGACTGTCATCGAGCGCGCTCTTCAGTCGACGTCGGACTTCCCGCTGTTGCTCGCTGACGCGCTCGACAAGACTTTCCGCCAAGCCTATCAGACCGCCCCCGCTGGCGTCCGCCAGGTCGCCCGCGCGACGACGGCCCGCGACTTCCGCGCGAAGCACCGGATCCAGTTCTCGACGGCGCCGACGCTTGAGCCCCTGAACGAACACGGCGAGTTCGTGTCCGGGTCGATGAACGACTATGATCAGACCTATGCGGTGACGACGTTCGGCCGCATCGTCGGCTTCACCCGCCAGGCAATGGTGAACGATGACCTCGGCGCGTTCGCAGATACGACTCGCCGCATGGGCATGGCGGCTGCGGCGTTCGAGGCGAACTTTCTCGCCAACGTCGTATCGAGCAATCCGACCCTCGCCGATGGCAACCAGGTGTTCTCGAGCGCGCACGGAAACACCATAGGCACCGGCGCCGGAACGGCTCTTTCCGTCACGAGCCTCAGCACGGCGCGCCAGGCAATGCGAGCCCAGACCGGATTGCTGGGCGAGCTGATCGACGTGACCCCCCGTTACATTCTCGTTGGCCCCGCCAACGAAACGGCGGCCGAACAGGTGGTCTCGGAAATCTCGCCGATCCAAAGCCAAGACGTAAATCCATTCGCGACCAAACTTCACGTCGTCGTCGATCCGCGCCTGACGGCGAACGTCTGGTACCTGGTCGCCGACGCGTCGCAGGTCGACGGGCTCGAATATGCCTATCTCGAAGGCGCGGCCGGGCCTCAGATCACGT